TGGACCTGGTGCTAATGCTCGTGCCCGTGAAGATAGTGCTGCTAAATCTAAACCTAAGGCAGATCCTAAGAAACTGAAACCAGGTGAGTCCTACATGGACTATTCCAAACGTCAGAAGGCATCAAGGCCAAAGTCTAGTACTGCCGCTAGCAGATTAAATGCAATGGGTGCTAATATTAAACCCAAGAAAAAGTCTTTGTTAGGTAGATTGGGTCTTAGAAAAGAAGGAGAAGAATGTGCAGGAACTCCAAAAGGTAAGGACTGTAGTGTTCATGGTCAGAAGTGCTGCCCTAGTCTTAAGGTAGATGAAGGCATGGGTGATGTTGCAGTCAAGGCAATCAGAAAAACCCAAGGTGAGAAACCCGCATATCTTAGTAAGCGTTCTTCTATGATTCGTGCAATCAAACAGAAGCAACTCGATTCGTATCTCAAAAAGGTAGATGCCAAGAAGAAAAGAGTAACTAACGTTGGCATGGGCGAAGAAGTTGTCAATGAGAAAGCAGGCGAGAAAGATGCTTGCTACAAGAAAGTAAAAGCAAGTGCAAAGGTATGGCCTTCTGCATATGCCAGTGGTAGATTAGTCCAGTGCCGTAAGAAAGGTGCTGCTAACTATGGTAATAAGTCTGAAGGAATGACACTTCAAGACTTTCAGGAGAAGTGCTGGAAGGGATATAAAAAAGTTGGTATGAAAAAGAAAGGTGCCAAACTAGTACCAAATTGCGTTCCAGAGGAAGTGCAAAATGAAGGAGCAGCTTGGACAAAAAAGTCAGGAAAGAACTCCGAAGGAGGACTCAATGAAAAAGGACGAAAGTCTTATGAAAAGGAAAATCCAGGATCTGACCTCAAAGCACCAAGCACAAAGGTTGGAAATCCCAGGAGGGCATCCTTCTGCGCTAGAATGAAGGGCATGAGAAAGAGACAGAAAGCATCCAACAATACTGGAGATGATCGTCTGTCGAAGTCATTAAGGAAGTGGAATTGCTGATATCTTAACACATTGTAACTGACAATCTGGGTAAATAGTAGTATACTTGTCACAACAAGGCGGTACTATTATGGTTTCTTTTTACCTATCCGTTACTGTTTTCATTTTGTTTGTAGCATATGCAGGCACTGAAAACGTAATGAGGTTATTTGCATTCCTAGATTTAGAACTGCGTTGGCATTGGGTTATATTCCGCAGTTTCTTTATCAGAAGAGATTTAGAAGAAAGACTAGGATTCCCCAAGACAAGTTTTATAAAGCATTACAAAACATATGGAAAGTAAAGAAGTATCCGAATTATCTCTCTCTAGAGTAGAGTGTGAGAAATGTGGTGCCATTTGGATTAATGGAAAGCACATGTTCAGTGGAACTGCTGCTTCATATGATAATAGTGAGTTAGATCTTGCTGGTCTGGTATGTAATAAGTATGGAAATGAACAGTGCATCAACCCCAAGAAAGGGCAAGATGGTGGTCAAACATGGGCATACAGATCGGGATTTGTCGATGGTGCAATCAAAGCAAAAAGAGATGCTTTAAATGATTTGAATGACATGATGAATCCCTGACACAGACTGTTAAAACTTACTTAAATCAAATACTTCATGAGTAAATAGTCTTAGTTACTATTTGTTTTATGAAGTATTTTTTTGTGCTTCTGGCTACTTTATTTTTTGCTGTTCCAGCATGGGCAGTTGATGTCTCAATGGGTCATGGTGGCAACCTAGTATTTGAACCGAATGACATTACAATCTCTGCAGGTGACACAGTTCATTTTATTAATGAAGCACTACCTCCTCACAATATTATTGTAGAAGGTCGCGCAGATCTTTCCAGAGAAGCATTATTGTTTGCTCCAGGAGAAACTCAAGATGTTCTATTTGCTGACGCAGGAGATTATACTTTCTTCTGTGGTCCTCATCAAGGTGCAGGTATGACAGGAGTTATTCACGTTCAGTAATATGACACATGTAGCACTTAAGGCAGCACACATTGCTGCTGCCACACTCAATAATCCTTTTGGAATTGGAACACTCAGTCTTGCATTAGTTTTTGTGCCTATTATCGGTATGCACCTAGTTCATAATTACGGTTGGCAACATTGGGAACCTTTTGCAAAGAAACATGATTAGTGGAATATTTGTATTTGGATTTATTATCCTACTTACTGTAGGAATGGAAATTACTTGGCCAGTTAAGAAATGAATTTACTATTGAGACCACTAGATAATGCCAATGATCCTGTGTGGTCAGTAATTATCTGTGTGATACTGGCAGTTGCTGGTGCTTTATTTGTAGTCATATACATACTAAGAGAAGCATTTGCAGAGTTAGAAAATGGGAGCAATGACACCACCGAGCAGGAAGAGCTGCTACAACTTCCGAGTAACGGAGATCAATCGTGTCCTTGATGGTGATACTATCGATGTCACTATTGACCTCGGGTTTGATTTATACAAGAAAGAAAGAGTTAGAGTTGCAGGCGTTGATACGCCAGAGAAGAGGACGAGAAACTTAGAGGAGAAGGCTCTTGGAATCGAAGCAACCAACTGGATGAAAGAAAAACTCGAAGGTGCTATTGCTGGTGAAGATGAGTTGTCTGTCAGAACTGAGTTAGTTGGTGGTCAAGGTAAGTATGGTCGCCTTCTTGGTTGGTTGTATATTGGAGATGAAGAGTTGTCTCTCAATGAGCAAATGATCGAGGAGGGTTATGCTCATGCCTATGATGGAGGCACCAAGGATATGAACTTAGAAAAACTAAGAGAGATTCGTAGAGCGCATGGAACATTAATTGAATGAGCACAACTGAAGTATATCTTGGCAATCCTAATCTAAAGAAGGCAAATATTGCTCAGGAGTTTTCTCCTGAAGAAGTGCAGGAGTATCTTAAGTGTGCGGATGATCCTGTATATTTTATTCTAACTTATATTAGGATTGTTTCCCTTGACGAAGGTGTTATTCCTTTTACCATGTACGACTTTCAGGTTGACATGGTAAAGAGTTTCCATGAGAATAGATTTAATATTGCCAAGTTGCCTCGTCAGTCTGGCAAATCTACTATCGTTACTGCATATCTTCTTTGGTATGTTCTATTCAATCAAAATGTAAATGTAGCAATCCTTGCAAACAAAGCAGCGACTGCCCGTGAAATGTTAGGTCGCTTACAACTTAGTTATGAAAATCTTCCAAAATGGCTCCAGCAAGGTATCCTCCAATGGAACAGGGGATCATTGGAACTTGAGAATGGTAGTAAAATTCTGGCTGCATCTACTTCCGCTAGTGCCGTCAGGGGCATGTCTTTTAATGTCATATTTCTGGACGAGTTCGCGTTTGTTCCGAACCATATTGCTGACCAGTTCTTTTCATCTGTCTATCCTACTGTATCTTCTGGTAAAAGCACAAAGGTAATCATCATCTCCACGCCACATGGGATGAATATGTTCTATAAGTTGTGGCATGATGCAGAACAGGGAAAGAATGAATATCTGCCAACAGAAGTACATTGGTCACAGGTTCCTGGTAGAGATGCTGCATGGAAAGAGCAAACTATCAAGAACACTTCAGAACAACAGTTCAAGGTTGAGTTTGAATGTGAGTTCCTCGGTTCTGTTGATACTCTGATTAGTCCTAGTAAGTTGAGGACTATGCCGTATATCGAACCGATTAAGCAAGGTAAAGGACTTGCGGTATATGAAGATGTAATCCCAGAGCATAACTATATCATCACTGTAGATGTTGCTAGAGGAACATCTAATGATTATTCAGCATTTATGGTGATGGATACAACAACACTACCATATAGAGTAGTGGCTAGATATAGGAATAATGAGATTAAACCCATCATCTTCCCTAATATTATTGTTGATGTGGGGAAGAATTATAATAATGCATATATTTTATGTGAGGTAAATGATATTGGTGGGCAGGTTGCAGATATCATTCAGTTTGATTTAGAATATGAGAACCTTTTGATGGCAGCAATGCGCGGTCGTGCGGGTCAACAATTAGGTCAAGGATTTTCTGGCAAGAAAACACAAATGGGTGTAAAGATGTCTACTGTTGTAAAGCAGGTAGGGTGTTCTAATTTAAAAGCACTTATTGAAGAAGACAAATTGATGATTCCAGACTATGACACTATTGCAGAATTAACTACATTCATCGTTAAGGGACAATCATTTGCTGCAGAAGATGGGTGTAATGATGACTTAGCTATGTGTCTTGTCATTTTTGGATGGATGGCAATGCAACCATACTTTAGAGAAATGCATGACAATGATGTCAGGCAACGTATCTATGATGACCAAAAAGAATCCATCGAACAAGATATGGCACCTTTTGGATTTATGGATGATGGGTTAGGGGATGAATACTTTGCAGATGCTCAGGGGGATGTCTGGCAAGTTGCGGAATATGCTGATAAGTCCTATATGTGGGACTGGAAGTGAATATTGAAAAATATAAATAATCTTAGACAACCCGATGACGGCACAATCTAGGAGAAATAAAACATGGCAGCTAACCAATCCTCGCCAGGTGTAGTCTTTCAAGAAAGAGACCTGACGACCATTACAACTCTTTCTACCGCAAACGTTGGTCTTATCGCAGCACCTTTTGTAAAAGGTCCTGTAGATGAGATTGTACAAATTGCCAGTGAGAGAGAATTAGCAGAAGTTTTTGGCAAACCAAACGACTCAAACTATGAGTATTGGTATACAGCAGCACAGTATCTTTCGTATGGTGGCATACTTAAGACCGTTCGTGTTGCATCATCCAGTCTGAAGAACTCTGTTGCTGATATCACAGGTTCAGTAGACACTGTTCTTATTAAGAACCTTGATGAGTATGAAACTACTTACGAAAATTCTGGTAGTAATACTTTTCACTGGGCAGCACGCAATCCAGGAACTCTTGGAAATTCCGTAAGAATTTTCACAACAGACGCTGGTGCAGACCAAATCGCAACATGTCCCGCACCTGCATCAGGTGGTGAGTGGAGATTCGTGCCTGAGCAACCACTAACCGCAGGTGCTTCTACAGGTTTAGTTTATAAGTATAGTATTGTTTTAACACTTGAAAATATTGTAGGAACATTTACAGTTGGTGAAACTGCAAATATTGACATCTCTGGTGCCGATAAAGAGGTTGACGTTCTTGCATTTGACCTACCAAACAAAAAACTGGAAATCGGTATTCCTTCTGCTGGTGTTGATGCCATCATTGCTGCTGGTCAAACTGTTACTGGTGTAACTTCAACTGCTACCGCAGATATTGCTGCAGCTGGTGTTGAAAGAAATCTGTACATCTCTTTGAACAAAGGTAGTGCTGCATTTTCTGCTACAGATAATGTTAAAGAAGGTGCCACTGGTACTGGTAATACTGTAGTTCTTGCCACAGTTTCGGATGAGTATTCAACTCGTGAATATCTTCCTGGATTGAAGTGGGTTAATGTTGCTCCTCGTCCTGGAACAAGTCGCTTTGCTCAAAATGCTGGCGGTAGTCGTGACGAATTGCACGTCTTGGTTATTGATGCTGACGGCAAAATTACTGGTACAACTGGTGCAGTTCTTGAGCGTTTCATTGGTCTTTCTAAGGCATCTGATGCTAAGACTACTGTTGGAGAAACTAACTATTATCCAACTGTAATTAAGCAACGTTCAGAATTTGTCTTCTGGGGTTTCCACGAAACTAGTTTGCATGATGTTGATGCCAACAATCCTGGCGCTTGGGGAGCAGTAGCTTCAACCGATTTTGATATCATCAACAATGCTGGTGGAACAAAATCGTATCCAACAGATTCGGTAACTCTCAATACTACAAATAACGCTACTGCGTTCTATGCACTTACCGATGGTGCTGATTATGCTGGTTCTGGTACTTACACCGTAAGTAATGCCGACTTTGCAACCGCATATGAATTAGGCGAAGACCCTGAGTCTCAAATCATTGACTTTATCTTAACTGGTCCTTCTGGTGCTAGTGATGCAGATGCAATCGCTAAGGTTACGTCTTTGGTTAATATCGCAGAAGAGCGTCGTGACTGTATTGTATTTGTTTCTCCTCGTAGAGCAAATGTAGTTGGTATTACCAATAACACAACAGCAACTAACAACACAATCGATTTCTTCGATCAACTTCCATCCTCATCCTACGTTGTATTTGACAGCGGGTATAAGTACATCTACGATAAGTACAATGATGTCTATCGTTATGTTCCTTGTAACGGTGACGTTGCTGGTCTTTGCTTGCAGACAACCGAAGTCGCAGAACCTTGGTTCTCTCCTGCTGGATTCCAACGTGGTATTTTGAGAAATGCAATTAAACTTGCATATACTCCTAATAGAAGTCAGCGCGACCGCTTGTATGCTGCTCGCGTTAACCCAATCGTTTCATTCCCTGGTCAAGGCGTCGTCCTTTATGGTGACAAGACTGCTCTTGGATTTGCTTCTGCATTCGACAGAATCAACGTTCGCCGTCTGTTCCTCACTATTGAGCGTGTCATCAGTGGTGCTGCTAAGTCACAACTGTTTGAACAGAATGATGAGTCGCAGCGTTCACTCTTCCTGAACATTGTCGAACCTTATCTTCGCGATGTACAAGGTCGTCGCGGTGTAACTGACTTCTTAGTCAAGTGCGACAGCGACAACAATCCTCCTGAAGCAGTTGACCGTGGTGAGTTCTATGCAGAAATCTTCGTAAAACCCACCCGCACAATCAACTACATTACCCTGACATTCGTTGCCACCAGAACTGGTGTTGCATTCAACGAAGTCGCTTCCTGATAACAACTAACATAACTAAGAGACCCTACGGGGTCTCTTTTTTTGTCTGAAAATATTGTTCGTACTAAATATTAGCGACGGAGACACTTTTAAAAAAATGGCAAAAAGAGGAACTATCGATGATTTCAAGGCAAATATTGCCTCGGATTTCGCGAGACCAAATTTATTTCAAGTTGATTTAAATTTCCCTACTGGTATTATCAACAACTCATCTCTGATTGAACTCGGTAAGTTCACTGTTCGTGCTGCAAATCTTCCTTCCTCGAACATTGGTGTTATTGAAGTTCCTTTCAGAGGACGTGTATTGAAGATTGCTGGTGATAGAACGTTTGAACCTTGGACGGTAACTATCCAGAATGACAGCAACTTCATTCTTCGTAACGCATTTGAACTTTGGGCATCAAGTATTCAAGCGTATAATGAGAACTTTACTTCTGCTGCTGGTCTTGGAGACGCAGACGATGCAACAGGATATTTTGCGGACATGACTGTTCATCAGTTGGCACGCGATGTTAAGAATGGAGATGTTCCTAAAATTCTCAAGTCTTACAAGTTCTACAACGTCTTCCCTAGCAACATTGCTGCTATTGACTTGGACTTCGGTAGTAACGATGCCATTGAAGAGTTTACTGTTGAACTCCAGACTCAGTACTGGACTCCAATTGATGCCTCCGTGGATGCTTGATAAATAGAACAGGATCAATCAACTTAGTATTATAATGTCGCAGCTCTTTGGATTTTCACTTGAGAGAGCGAAGAAGGTCCCCAAGGGGCCTTCTTTTGTTCAAAAGGATAACATGGATGGTTCGCAACCTATTGTAGGTGGCGGATACTATGGATATTCTGTTGACCTTGATGGAACGGTTCGTAACGAGCATGAGTTAATTACTCGTTACAGAGAAATGGTAATGCAACCAGAGTGTGATAGTGCCGTTGATGATATCGTCAATGAAACTATCTGTGGAAACTTTGATGATGTTCCTGTTGAATTAGAACTTTCTAATCTGAAAGTATCGGATAAAATTAAAAAACTCATGCGAGATGAGTTTGGTGAAATCTTACGTTTACTAGATTTTGAAAATCGTTCTTATGAAATCTTCCGTAGATGGTATGTCGATGGAAGATTGTTTTACCATAAAGTAATCGACCCTAAAAGTCCTGGAACAGGTCTTGTAGAAATTCGATATATCGATCCTCGCAAAATTCGTAAGGTTACTGAGTACGAACAGAAAAGACCCGAGCAAATGCGAGGGGAAGATCTTAATACTCAACTTTCACAAAAGGCAGCAGAGTATTTCTTATACAATCCAAAGGGATTAAAGAACTCAACTAATCAGGGTATGAAAATTACTACTGATTCTATCACATATTGCCACTCAGGTATTCAAGACCTGAACAAAAACATGACTCTTAGTCACCTGCATAAGGCGATTAAGGCAGTCAACCAACTGAGAATGATTGAAGATTCTCTGGTTATCTATCGTTTAAGTAGAGCACCAGAACGTAGAATTTTCTATATTGATGTTGGCAATCTTCCTAAGAATAAAGCGGAGCAATATCTTCGTGAAGTCATGGGACGCTATCGCAATAAGATGGTTTATGATGCGAGCACTGGTGAGATTAAGGACGACAAAAAGTTCATGTCTATGCTGGAGGACTTCTGGTTACCTAGACGTGAAGGTGGTAGAGGAACAGAAATCACAACTCTTCCTGGTGGTCAGAACTTAGGTGAACTAGAAGATGTAAAGTATTTCCAAAAGAAACTTTATAAGTCACTCAATGTTCCTGGTTCTCGTTTAGAAACAGAAACGACGTTTAACATTGGTCGTGCTGCTGAGATTACTAGAGACGAAGTTAAGTTTCAAAAATTTATCTCTCGTCTTCGTAAGCGTTTTTCTGAATTGTTTGTTGATTTACTGAAGACTCAACTCATTCTTAAGGGTATTATATCTCTTGAAGAGTGGGAAACGATGAAGAATCACGTTCAATTTGACTTCATTGCGGACAACTACTTCACTGAACTGAAGGAGATTGAAATTCGTAATGAAAGAATGAACCAGATTAATGTTATGGATCCTTATGTTGGCAAATATTTCTCTGTCGAGTATATGCGTCGTCAGGTTCTGAAGCAAACAGACGTTGAGATTAAGGAGATTGATGACCAAATCGCCTCTGAAATGGAAGCAGGTATTATTGCTGATCCTATGGCGGAAATGGATCCCGCTATGGCTGCTGGCGATGAAGGTGGAGGAGGAGCACCAGCAGCAGAAGTAGCACCTAGTGAGCAAGAGTCCGCAGTTCAACCATCTGATGCTCGTAGAGCAGAATTCTAAATAACTAAATACTATTATTGGGAGCTAAATTATTATGCCTAGTGACATTGCAAAGCAAATCGTTCAACAAGTCTATAGTGACGACAAAGCAGCAGCCATCGATTCTATGAATGATGCCTTGGCGGCAGCAACATATGATGCTATTCAACAGCAAAAAATTAATTTTGCAAGGCAGATGGGATTTGACATAGACGATACTGCTCAAGATGCTGCAGATGAAGTTTCAAACGCAGTACCTGATGGAACGACACCACCTGAGAATGTTGAATTTGATGGACGTATGCCACATGAACCTCCTACTGCCGAGTTAGAACAACCTGTAGAAACCCCCGAAGAAGAAAATGAAACTGATAGCTGAAGAAATTACCCAAGTAGATTTTCTCTGTGAAGAGAAAGAAGGCAAGAAGAATTACTTCATCGAAGGTGTTTTCTTGCAGGCAGAAGTAGAAAATCGCAACAACCGAAAGTATATGTTGCAAACTTTGCAGCGCGAAGTTGCTAAATACAGCGAGAACTACATTCAAAAAGGGCGTGCTCTTGGAGAATTAGGTCATCCCGATGGTCCTTCCATCAACTTGGATAGGGTATCACATAAAATTATGTCTCTCAAAGAAGATGGAAACAACTTCATTGGTAAGGCAAAGATTCTAGATACTCCCATGGGCAACATTACAAAGAATCTTTTGGATGAAGGTGTCATGCTTGGCGTTTCATCTAGAGGCATGGGTTCTTTAATTAAAAAAGAAGGCTGCAGCGTTGTTGCAGACGACTTCATGCTTGCCACTGCTGCTGATATTGTAGCAGATCCTTCTGCCCCCGATGCATTTGTCGATGGCATCATGGAAGGTAAAGAGTGGGTTTGGGATAATGGCATCCTCAAAGAGGCAGCAATTTCTCAAATCAAAACTGAAATTGACCAAGCAACTCTTATCAACTTGCAGGAAAGAAAGGTTTCCGCGTTTGCTAAGTTTTTAAAGAGTTTGTGATTTATAAATAAATACAGACAACGCTAATGCATAACGGAGTTCAAACAAATGGCTGAGACCTCACTCGATAAAGAGTTAGATAACATGGAAGAAGTGACCGAAGGTTCTAACGCAGTTACTAAAGACGCAAAACCTGGCGAGAAGATTGATACTTCTGGCGGTGGCGCAGCGAAAGTAGTTGATGTTACTTCTGATTCAGAAGAAGGTGCAAAGGGCACTAAAAATGCTGGCGCTTCTGCTTCTAAAGCAGTAGGAAAAGCACCAGTCCCTAGTACCAAACCTAGTGGCGCATCCGCTAAAATGGAGGAAACAGATGAAGAAGAAGAAGTCCTCACTGAAACCGAGTACGACTTTACTGAAGATGTTAACGCTCTTGTCGCTGGTGAAGAACTCTCAGAAGACTTCCGTGTAAGAGCAGCAACAATCTTTGAAGCAGCAGTTACCTCTAAGGTGAATGCTGAAGTCACGGCGTTGCAAGAGGCATTTGAATCTACCTTGACTGAAGAAGTCGAAAAGATTCAGACAGAATTGGCCGAGAAGGTAGATGATTACCTCACTTATGCCGCTGAACAGTGGATGCAGGAAAATACCCTGGCTGTTGAGCATGGCATTAAGACTGAGATGGCAGAATCTTTCTTCAACGGTCTAAAAGGTCTCTTCTTAGAGCACAACTTTAGTGTGCCTGAGGAGAAGTTCAACCTGCTAGATGGAATGGCAGGTGAGCTTGATGATATGGAAACTAAACTCAACGAGCAAATCGACACTAACGTTGCTTTGAATAAGCGTGTTGGTGAGTTTGTAAAAATGGAAATTGTGAACGAATGCGCTACGGGACTCGCTGAGACCCAAAAGGAGAAGCTTGCTTCTCTTGCAGAGGGTGTTGAGTTTGAAACTGAAGCAGATTTTCGTAAGAAAATCGAAACGATCAAGGAATCCTACTTCACTAGAAAGGCTGAACTTACAGAATCTGTAAGCGACCCCACAGAAGAAGTCTCGGAACCCCTTGTAGAATCAACCACGAGCGGATCAATGTCGAAATACGTTGATGCATTAGCTCGCTGGTCTAAATAATTGTAAATTAACTACTTAAAACTGGAAACTAAAATGTCTTTACACAACCTCCAGGAGAAGTGGGCACCCGTTCTGAATCACGATGCTCTCCCCGAGATCACCGATTCCCACAAGCGTGGTGTCGTTGCACAACTCCTAGAAAACCAAGAGAAAGCTTTGACCGAAGAGGCAAGCATTCTTAACGAAACACTCCAAACCACTGGTTACACTGGTGGCGATACAGCAACAGGTCCTGTAGCAGGTTTCGACCCTGTTCTGATTAGCCTGATCCGCCGCTCCATGCCTCAGCTTATCGCTTATGATATTGCTGGCGTTCAACCGATGACTGGTCCTACTGGACTTATCTTCGCAATGCGTACCAACTATGGTAGCGAGCGCGATCCTAATGCCTCTGGTTACGACGAAGCATTCTTCAACGAGCCTAACGCTGGTTTCTCTGGTGGTCCTGGTGCATACGATCCTGGTGCTTCTGACGCAACCAACGATGCCCAAGGCAACAACCCTGCACTTCTCAACGATTCCCCTGCTGGAACCTATGAGCAAGCAGACGACGCCACTGGCATGAGCACGGCAACAGTTGAAGCACTTAACGATGGTTCTTCATCCACTGCTTTCCGTGAGATGGGTTTCTCGATTGAGAAAGTCACCGTTACTGCAAAGGCACGCGCCCTGAAGGCCGAGTACAGCATCGAACTGGCTCAAGACCTTAAGGCGATTCATGGCTTGGATGCTGAGACCGAACTGGCTAACATCCTCAGCACTGAAATCCTTGCTGAAATCAACCGCGAAGTTGTTCGTACCATCTACACAAACGCTGTTCCTGGTGCTCAGAACAATACCGCTAACGCTGGTATCTTTGACCTTGACGTTGACTCCAACGGTCGCTGGTCTGTTGAGAAGTTCAAAGGACTTCTGTTCCAGATTGAGCGCGATTCTAACGCCATCGGTCAGCAAACTCGTCGTGGCAAGGGCAACATCCTGATTTGTTCTGCCGACGTTGCTTCTGCACTGGGTATGGCTGGTGTACTTGACTACACTCCTGCTCTTGCTGGTAACAATGCTCTCGCAGGTGTTGACGATACCTCCAGCACACTGGTTGGTACACTCAACGGCAAGATTAAGGTCTACGTTGATCCTTACTCTGCAAACCTTGCTGACAAGCACTTCTATGTTGCTGGTTATAAGGGTACTAGCGCCTATGACGCTGGTCTGTTCTATTGCCCATATGTTCCTCTTCAGCAGGTTCGTGCAATCAACCCTGACACCTTCCAGCCCAAGATTGGCTTCAAGACTCGCTACGGCATGGTCTCGAACCCCTTCGCTAACGGTCTTACTCAAGGTTCAGGCGCACTTACCGCCAACGCCAACCGTTACTACCGTCGTGTACAGGTCACGAACCTTATGTGATGCAGGTTGTTGTGGGGCAGGTTGTCCCACATGCCCTTTCAGACCTCCTACAAGGGGGTCTTTTTTATGCCTAGGTATAAATTAGTAGGCAATAATATTCTTTGCGTTAAGTGAGTATTTCCTGACAAACTAGTATAGATAGTATAGAATTACGAGGTGAACAAATGACCCCAAATTTGAACTACATTATGAATCACAGATACGAACAGGAAAACTATGAACAACCTCGCTTCTAGAAATCAGTTATACGAATGGTCACACTTTGAGGATTCTACCGAATTAGAAAAAATAAACGATTACTACGAATGCCTAATTGAATGTACAGATACGCATCAAGCATCATGTAAAAGAATCTGCAAGGAAGTGCTTATGTAAATCATATACATATTATACCGTGTGAAGGAAGTGAATGAGGTCTCTATTGGGACCTCATTTTTTTATTCTAAATACTAAGGAAGATAAACAACCATTAATGGCAAACTGGTACGGCGACCAATTAACAAATAAAAACTTTCTTTCACCAATTGGATTTTTATTCCTACTGGATAAAGCAAATAAGGTTTCTTTTTTGTGTCAGAAAGCAGAAATCCCACCTGTAACATTGGGAGATGTTCAAATTCCAACTAGAGGATTAGTTCCAATCCCTGTAGAAGGGAACATGAGGTATAGTGATTTTACGATTGAATTTATCGTAGATGAAGATTTAGAAAATTATATGCAATTGCACAATTGGATGCGTGCATTGGGAACACCGCAGGAGTTTAAAGAAAGAACACTTTGGAATGAATCAAATGCAAAATCTCCATCACAAGATCCAAGATTTTCTGATGCAACTTTGCAAGTATTAAATAACAACAACTTAGCAAACTTTGATGTTGTCTTTAAAGATTTGTTCCCAAGTGACTTATCTACATTATCATTTGATGTCACTGGAAGTGACAATGATTATTTTATTGCTTCAGCAACTTTTAAATACACCCTATATGAAATCAGAAATATCAACAGTCAAACTAGAAGATGAATAGTTGGAAGAGAAGAGCATTAGCAGACCCCAATTTAAAATACAAATATGCTAGACTAATAATGAACGGACCCAAGTCCTTATCACAGGCTTGGATTTTACAAGGACTCAAACTTAAATATTGTCATGAATTTAGAAACACTACAGGAACAGTGGAAAACTGATTGCAAACTTGATGATGATTTGCATGATAACGATTCAATCAAAATCCCTCAACTCCATATGAAATATATGGAGTTTCATAACACATTCTCTTTAATGAAAAGAGATCGTGAAATTCAAATGAAACGCCTCATCAAAGAGAAGTGGTTGTATTACAAAGGTAAAGCACCTGCAGCAATCTACAAAGAGATGCCCTTTGATTTAAAACTTACAACCAAAGAAGAAATCTCAATGTTCATTGAGGCAGATGAAGAGATTGGAAAACTACAATATAAGATTGGATACATAGAACAGGTTCTTTTCTTTCTGGATGGGGTATTGCGACAAATCAATAGTCGTACATATCATATCAAGAACGCTATTGAATGGAAAAGGTTTCAATCTGGTATGTAATGAATTACGGTCTATATTATAAAGAAGTTTCTTTTAATCGCCAGTCGATGCAAGTAGTCAATACTGCATTAACTGGCAATTTTTTTAAGTGGGAAGATGGTCGGTTGTATGACCAAAAAAATGAAACAAAACGAAAATCTAAAATAGCATGGGTGAAAGACGAGCAGTTATATATCATGCTACTGAAGATGGTCAAGCAGGTTAATAGAAACGCTGGATGGAACTTTAATATTACTGGAGTTGAACCTATTCAATATGGATTATATGAACCAGGAGGGACATATAATTGGCACGTAGATCAACACCCCAGACCTGTTAGAGGTAACGTAAGAAAGATTAGTATGTCACTCTTCCTAAACGATGACTACGAGGGAGGGGAGTTTGATTTGGAGATATATAGTCCAGGGGTAGAACCTAGGTATAAATCGTTTAAAACAAAACCAGGAACTGCCGTCTTTTTTCAAGGTGATCAATGGCACAGGGTTAGACCTGTAACATCAGGATTGCGTAAATCTCTTGTAGCATGGTTTTATGGACCTCCGTATTCGTAAAAAGAATGAAGTTTATCTTAAGGTTGAGGCAGAACCTCACATTAATTATGAACTAGCAGATTATTTTTGTTTTGAAGTTGAGTCTGCAAAGTATATGCAGAAGCAACGCCGTTGGAAAGGGTGGGACGGAAAGATTCGTTTGTACTCACCTGCAACAGGAGAAATATATTGTGGTCTATTAGACTATCTTTTGGAGTGGGCAGACGAGAAGAAGTATCAATATAAGTTTGAAGAATGTAAGTTCTTTGGTCACCCTCTAGCACAGAATGATTTTATCACTCCTCAGGGTGTTGTAGGTTTTGTAAAGTCTCTTCACTTACCGTATCCCGCTCGGGATTATCAGTATAAAGCAATATACGAGGCACTAAAATATAATAGAAGACTTTTATTATCACCGACAGCTTCTGGAAAGTCTCTGATGATTTATGCATTGGTACGCTTTCATGCAAATGCAGACAGAAATATTTTAATTGTTGTCCCAACTACATCTTTAGTTGAGCAGATGTACAAGGACTTTCATGAATACGGATGGACGTGTGCCGAAAACTGCCACAAGATATATGCGGGGGCAGAAAAATACACGGACCATCAGGTGGTAATTACCACTTGGCAATCTATCTATAAGGAACCTCGTAAGTGGTTTGACAGGTTCGATGTAGTCATCGGTGACGAGGCACACCTTTTCAAAGCTAAATCTCTTACGTCTTTGATGGGTAAGTTGCATGAATGTAAATATCGTATTGGATTTACAGGAACTCTTGATGGTGCGAATGTCAATCAGTTAGTTCTGGAAGGTGTATTTGGTAGATGTTCACAGGTTACCAAAACTGCACAACTAATGCAAGAAGGACATGTTGCTAAGTTGAAGGTGAAGATTGTTCTATTGAAGCATGAAGAGAAACTGTTTGAGGGTTATCAAGATGAGATTGGATACCTTGTAGAACATGAAGGTAGAAATAAATTTATCCGTAATCTTGCCTGTGATTTAAAGGGAAACACCCTAGTCCTTTTCAACTATGTAGAACGCCATGGGGTGCCTTTGTACGAGATGATAAATAGTTACACCGAAAGACCAGTACATTTCGTACATGGTGGAGTAGATGTTAATGACCGTGAAGACATCAGACTACTAACCGAACAATCTGACAATGCCATCATCGTTGCTTCATATGGTACGTTTTCCACAGGCATCAACATCAAAAAATTACACAACGTTATCTTCGCAAGTCCTTCAAAGTCCAGAGTTCGCAACCTTCAATCTATTGGTCGTGTCCTAAGGAAAGGCGAAAATAAATCTCAAGCAACGTTATACGACCTTGCTGATGATATCTCTACAGACAGAGGTAACAACTATACACTCAACCATTTAATGGAGAGAGTCAAAGTCTATAACGAAGAAAAATTCAACTACGAAATCATAGATGTCAAAGTAAAAACTTATGATTAACTACGCAAAACATGATGAAGAGTTCTACGGAATTTTCAAACTTACTAGTGGAGAAGAAATTCTTGGTAAAGCAATTATTACCGAGGATGAAGGTGAATCTTTGGTGTTCATTTCATCTCCCGTAAGTGTTCAACAAATTGTAAAAGAAACTGATGGTGGAAAAGTAATCAAGGGATTTGGATTCTCTAAGTGGATGCAAATGTCTGATGAAGAATTTTTTATCTTACGTGAGAAAGATATCCTAACAGTTGCATCGATGAGTAAGGAAATTATCTTCATGTATGAAACTTATAATATCGATGAAGAAGATAATTTTCAGGGTAGTAGCACTGACAAAAATATTAGTAAGTTAAGAAAATCCAAGTTCCATACTGAAGCAAACTTATCTCCTGGTTACTTAGGTAAAATTGAAGAAGCAAGAAAGGTCTTTGAAAGAATCTTTAAAGAGCCCAATAACCCTTGAAACCCCACATGGTTATTCTACTGACAATTCGATATATTGTCAAGTTGACATATAGTTAATTTAATAGTATAATTCTATCAATACAAGTTTCTTATATGAAAAATGCTAAACAAAAGCAGCACTATGTAAACAATCAAGATTTTCTTGAAGCCTTAGTGAAGTATAAAATCAAGGTAAAGCAGGCTGAAGAAAAAGGTCTTCCCAAACCTAGGGTGAATAATTACATTGGTGGATGCTTCTTGAAGATTGCAACTCACCTTTCATATCGTCCTAATTTCATCAACTACATGTATAAGGATGACATGGTTTGTGATGGAATTGAGAATTGTATTCAGTATATTGATAACTTTGATCCAGAGAAATCTAAAAATCCTTTTGCATACTTCACTCAGATTGTATACTATGCTTTCTTAAGGAGAATTCAAAAAGAAAAAAGGCAGATGGATATCAAAGATAAAATTCTGGAGAAGTCAGGATACAATCACGTCTTCTCAGTTGACGGAGAAATAGATTCGGGTTATAATCATATCAAATCCCGTGTTGAAATGAATTCAAAGAGATGACTAAAAAAACTGATCAGGAACGACTACATGATGCTGTTCAAAAAGACAACACCTGTAGAGATGACAATGAGCGCGGTTACTGGCGCAAAAGACTTCGTGATTTAGAACCCAAGAATGAAAATCCTTCTGATAACTGACCAACACTTCGGTGTTCGTAATGATAACCAGTACTTTCTTCAACACTATAAGAAATTTTATGAAGAAGTAGTTCTTCCATACATCGATGCCTACGATATTAAAAATGTTATTTGTCTAGGAGATACCTTTGACAAGAGACGTTCTATCAACTTTATGTCTCTTGAGGCAGCAAAGAATATGTGGTTTACACCTCTTGCCTTAAGGGGTGTTAAGATGGACATGCTCGTAGGGAATCATGATATTTATTACAAGAATACTCTACGAGTTAACGCCCCAAGTGAGTTACTTGGAGAATACAACAACATCAACGTTATCACAGAACCTACCACTTCTGTTTACGATGGTCTTCCTATACTCCTTCTCCCTTGGATTTGCGATGAAAATCGTGCAGAAGTTCTGGAAAAAGTAGGAAGTACAGAAGCAAAAGTATGCATGGGGCATCTTGAACTCGATGGTTTTGAAGCACATCCTGGTCACATAATGAAAAATGGTATGGATGCAAATACTTTTTCTAAATTTAAAAAGGTATTTTCTGGACACTACCATATGAAATCAACCAAGAAGAACGTAAGTTATCTTGGTAATCCATACCAACTATATTGGAACGACTATGGATGTAAGAGAGGGTTTCATGTATTTGATACCGAAACTCTTAAGACAACATTCTATAGAAATCCCTTTGACACTTTCCATAAGTTGTATTATAATGATGGAGTACGCTTGCCAGATGCAAAAGAACTTCAAGGAGCATTCGTCAAATTAATCGTAGAGCACAAAGGTGACTATGCAAAGTTTGATTATGCAGTCAAACAACTCCAAGATATGGATGTTGCAGACTTAAAAATTATCGAAGACCTTAGTGTTGAACTGGAAGAAGGTAGTGAGATACTGGAAACCGAAGACACAATGACTCTTCTTGATAACTACATAGATGAAATAGACCTAAAAGTTAACAAGACTAATGTTAAAACTGTAATGCGTCTACTCTATAAAGAAGCCTGCGAACTGTAATGTTTGTTTTAACCGAAAAAAGTAGCGGTGGTGTCTACGCCCTCAAGAATAAAAACGAAGTACAAACTGTACATGTTTTTGAAAATGAGGATGATGCAGTAAGATACCATGAAATGCTAATTGCTGAAGGTTATGCCAAAGACTTAGAAGTGCTTGAAGTTGACCCAACGGTAGTAGCAATCAATTGTGAATCGAAAGGTTATTCGTATCTAGTCATCTCACCTGATGAATTAATTATTCCACCTAATGATTAAATTTGAAACTATCCGCTGGAAAAACTTTCTTTCAACAGGAGACCAATGGACAGAAATTAACTTTTGTGAATTTCAATCGACGTTAATCGTTGGTTCTAACGGCGCAGGGAAATCTACTATGTTAGATGCCCTGTGTTTTGCTTTGTTTGGAAAAGCATTTCGCAAGATTAACAAACCCCAGTTGGTGAATTCTATCAATGGAACGGGAACTATTGTTGAAGTAGTATTTTCTATTGGTAAAGATGAGTATCGTGTATTCCGAGGAATTAAACCAAATGCATTTGAACTTTACAAAAATAATAAACTGGTTGACCAGGACGCCGCCACTAAGGACACGCAAAAATACCTGGAGCAATCAATCCTCAAACTCAATTACAAATCATTCACTCAAGTTGTTATACTCGGATCGTCAACTTTTGTCCCCTTCATGCAACTCGCTGCCTCTCACAGGAGAGAAGTTATTGAAGATTTACTTGACATCAATATCTTCTCAAACATGAATGGTCTTCTGAAAGAACGTATTCGTGCATCACAAGGTCAAAGTAAAGATTGTTCTCACATGCTGACTCTTTCGGAAGGTAAAGTACATGCTCAGAAAAAATTAATCTATTCTCTTGAAGAAGTAAATCAGAATCGTCAAGAAGAGAAACAGAAAAAGTATGATGAGAATCTTCTTTTGATGAAGAAGGTACATGAAGATAAGTATATTGTAGAGAAAGATATTGAAGATACAGAAAGTAAAATAGGTGACTATGATGCTGCAGCAAAAACTTTATCATCCTTGCGTCAAGGTCAGTCGGATAGAAAATCTCAACTAAAAATTATCGCTAAAGACCTGAAGTTTTTCAAGGGACATGATGTATGTCCTACATGCACACAAGATATTAGTGGTGCATTTAAGGATACTCAAGTTGATAAATTGACAAACTCAGGCAAATCAGTTGCTGAAGAGATTGTTCAATTCAATGTAGATGTTACTGAAGCGACTCAGATTGTGTCTGAAATTTCTGAACAGTCTATGAAACTTAAAGAACTTTCCAGTAACCTTTCTGCACTTGACCGTGACTACGTTAGACTAGAGTTTGATAATCTTCGCATCAACGATGAACTTGTAAAGTTGCAAAGGGATACTCCTGATATCGATAAAGAACGGCAGTACCTAGAAGATGTTGAAAATGAATATAGACAGACAGAAACTGACTGTGCTGCAGTCAGTCAGCAGTTGGATGAGTTTCAAGTTGTTGCTTCTCTCCTTAAGGATTCGGGAATCAAAAGTCAGATTATTAAAAAATATATTCCTATCTTCAATCAACTAATTAACAAGTATCTCCAATCGATGGACTTCTTTGTTAACTTCACATTAGATGAAGAGTTTAATGAAGTCATTAAGAGTCGCTTTCGTGACGAGTTTTCTTATGCATCATTCTCCGAAGGTGAGAAGCAGAAGATTGATTTAGCACTTCTGTTTACATGGCGTGAAGTTGCTCGTATGAAAAATAGTGTTGCTACTAATTTACTCATTCTTGATGAAGTGTTTGATAGTTCATTAGATACATCTGGTACTGGAGAACTTCTTCAAATTCTCCGTGGTCTTGGTAACGATTCCAATGTTTTTGTCATCTCACATAAAGGAGAAATATTAGTAGATAAGTTTCTTCGCACAATTAAATTTGAGAAAGTTAACGATTTCTCACGCATGTCTGATGACAGCTAAATATATGTACATCTAGTTACACCAATGCTTTCTACACAGTACAGACTTCGACTAGAGTTTATTTGTAAATGTATTGCCAATGGTGAAGAGGTTAAATTAGACGACATGATTTGGGCTGAGAAACTAGCAAAGTCTCATACTCTTGCTAGAGATTGGTTACAAAAGGCACGTCGTCAAGTATCACAAAACATTGAAGATGGTAGTACCGACGATTTTCTCAATAGGATGGGGTTAGGCGACCCCGACCCATCCAATCACAAAAAGGGGTTTACAAGTGCCGATGATGTGTTAGAATGGTTCCAACGAGATAAACCCGACGACTGGAGGCAACGTGACTGATCTTTTTAAGATTGATAATGTAGAGGCACCAAAGGGAAAAGTAGATAAGCATGGATTTTCTATCAAACCTCCTATAGGTGATGAAGAATGTATATTGCGATGTTTACGAAATGCTCCTGAAGGAACTGAAAAGAAGCAGGTCGGAAGATTAATTAATTATTACGAAAAACTCAAAGAGAACTCTCTTAAACATAACTTTTGGTAAACATTTTAGACTCATGACCAAAGAACAAATCATCGCAAAAGCTGTGGCGGTTCAGAAAACGCATCCCGAACTTAGATTGGGTCAGGTAATTATGGACTTTTGTATTTCAATTAAAGAATATCATGCAGTACCAGCTGACTTAGATCCTTATCTGGTTGAGACTAGAGTTCCTCAGTTTTTAGATTGGTTACTTGAGCATAGAAATGAAAAAGCAAAAGTCTGATTATGTCTGTATCCCCATGTGGGATCCCATTTTTGAGATGATGCGATATCATTGGGTACATAAGTCAGAAAAGGACCCTGAGCAATTCGTGAAAAATCTCAACCCAGAGCAAGAAGTGCTATGAGTAGTAAGATGCTATTCCTGGTTGATGCTGGCAACGGCAGATGTATCAGTCATGATGGATACATTCAAATCGGTAGTTTCTCTCACAGTGTAGAGAAGCACCTTGAGTTAAATCCTGACCAGGAATGGCAGGTAACATACTGGATGCCAGATCCATTTTGTATCAGATACCCAAGAGCAAACTATCAGCATACTATGAAGGCGAATGAGGGTTCTCCTAGAACTGACAATGCACTTGATAGCAGACCAAGAGACTTTCCAGACCAACCTACCGAAAGACTAGAGAGAACATTATGAGAGATCATAAAGCAGAATATGCTCGTCTAACACCAGAACAAAAAGCAAAAAAGATTGCTCGTAATAAACTACCCAAAGTTATAGAACGAAAAGCACGGTGGTCAATAGAAAACAAATCTATTAGAAAAGAAAGATTTGCAAATAATTTTTCCCAAGTCATTGCGTTTTTTGAAGAACGTGACAACCATGAAGGGTGTATTGGTTGTGGAACATATGAAAGATTAGAATTGGATCATATCAACCAAGAAGATAAAGAATTCGACCCTCGTCCTAGAATGGAATGTAAAACTATGACTAAGAGACAATGGAGAGAAATTGAGAAATGTCAACTTCTGTGCTATGATTGCCATAGAGAGAAAACTGGAGATCAATTTCGTAAATGAAAATGTGGGAGACAAAATGCTCTGAGTGTGGTAAGATGACACCAGCGAATGAAACTCCTCAGGTGGGACATCAAGCACCTGACGGCAGTTGGATAAATTCGTTATGTAAACCTTGCTGGTTAAAAAAGAATAATGGAAGGATTTAATACCCCAGGATCTAATAAATCTTGGATGGATGAGGGTTTCAAGAAATTTATAGTTGAACATCAACTAGGTAATGTTGTAAATATATTAGATGCTGACATCAAACGTTGTCGTGTTTATAACAGCGACAATCGAGATGAAGTGTACAATCAAATCACCATTACTTACAAAGAAGACACATGCAAGCAGTAATTTATTCTAACGGTAGTCAAGAGTGCGAGCGTATGGCAGCACTATTAGATTCTCTTGGTGGAGAGTTTTTAGAGTATAAACTCAATCACCACTTTACTCAAAGATCATTTGAAAATGAATTTGGCGAAGGGGCGACGTATCCCCAAGTATCTTTAGGATATAAGCATGTTGGAAATATGCACGACACGCTACACTTCATGCAAGAGAAGGGGATGCTTGTAGGACAGTGACGAAAGTGTCCCATCGGTTGTCCAGCAGCAGGAATCTCTGCTATAATTACAAGGTAACCAAGAGAGACGGATGAACACTCAGGAAGTCAAGGGCACTCTTGCCAAACTGCTTGCTACAGAAAACCTGACGGTAGAGCATCGCAAAGTGTCTACTGCTTGTTTTGATGTCAACAGTAGGACTCTCATCCTTCCCATCTGGAAGACTGCTTCTAATACCGTTTATGACCTTCTAGTGGGACATGAGGTGGGTCATGCTCTCTATACACCTAATGTGGACTTTGGTGGTGCCTCAAAGGCATTTGTGAATGTCTTAGAGGATGCTCGTATTGAGAAGATGATGAAGGTTGCCTATCCTGGTCTTCGCAAATCCTTCTTTGAAGGGTATAAAGAACTTTGGGATGCAGATTTCTTTGGTGTGAAGCATGAAGAAATATCTGAATTGGCTTTAATTGACCGTATCAATCTTTACTTTAAGGGCAATCCCCAAGTTCCTTTTCTTGAAGATGAGCGGATATGGGTAGAACGTGCTGATAATACTAAGAGTTTTCAAGAGGTCATTGCTCTTGCTAAAGAACTTTGGGAGTATGCCAATGAAAAGCAAGAAGAAAAGGAAGAGATTCTAGAACCATCATCTGCCAATGGTAGTAAGCAAGCAGACCGTCAAGAAACAGTTGATACACCTTCAGAAGATGGTGAGGAAGAAGATGAGTATATGACTCATGAAGAGATGCTTGAAGAAGCATCTAAACGTGAAAAAGATCATTCGGACCTTGAAACACCTTCTTATCAAGGTGGTGCTGATGAAACTAAATCTGTTACTGATGATGCATTTACAGAGGCACTAGAAACTCTTGTAGATGATAATGCTAAAGAGTGGGTTTATATCACTACACCTACCATTGATGCCAATGACCACATTACATCATGCAATGAGGTTCAGGAAAATTTATATTTTTATTATTACGGTAAGGCATTTCATAATAAATCTCAGCAAGAGTATCACTTTAAAAATTTTGAGTATGCACTAAATCATTATGAAAATTTTAAGAGAGGTAGTAAAAAAACGGTTGGGTATTTGTGTAAGCAGTTTGAAATGAAAAAGTCTGCTGATGAATATCGTCGAACAGCAACTGCTAAGACTGGAGTAATCAATACTAATAAACTTTTCAAGTACAAACTCACTGAAGATATCTTTAAGAAAGTTGCTGTCGTCCCTGAAGGTAAGAATCATGGACTTGTGATGCATATTGACTGGTCTGGTTCAATGCAGTATCAACTGCTAGATACTCTGAAGCAAGTTTACAATTTGATTTGGTTCTGTAAAAAATCTGGCATTCCTTTTAGAGTGTATGCATTTCAATCAGGTGCTTATGGTTCTTATTCTCGCTTACAGGACGATGTTAGGCAGAATGAAAATGAACTTGGTGTAACTAAGGACTTCAGACTCCTTGAATTTTTCTCCTCTCGTCAAAATACTAGGTCTCTAGAGAAATCCATGCAATTGGTTTATGCTCAAGCGTTTGGTATGGTAGGATGTCGCCTAGGATATCTTCAAGAGTATGGTCTTGGAGGAACCCCTCTTGCTGAGTCAGTTTATTGCACTAGGCAAATCGTTTCTCAGATGAAAAAGATTGAGAGAATTACTAAAGTAAATGTAATTTGTCTGACTGATGGGGAAGCAAATCCAATGTCCTATATTCAAAGGATGGGTGGTGTTGATGAATTAAGACATGTCTACATGTGCCATCAACGCCATAAAGTATTCTTCCTTAGGGATTCTTTGACAGGATACACTCGCAAGATTAATTCTTCTCCATATCAAACTACAAAGGAAATCGTTTCTTTCTATCGTGAGATTACAGACTACAATTGGATTGGTATTCGTATATGTAGTAAAACAGATTTGACTCGTTTGATTCGTGAGTTTGCTAGCGAACAAATGGGAACTATTGATAAGCAATGGAGGAAAGAAAAGTTTGCCTCAGTCAAAGATAAGATTGGGTTTACTGAATCATTTTTTATGCCAGATAAAGGTATAGGAGATGACATGAAAGAACTTGAGGTAAAACAAAAATCTGAAGTTGCAACTAAAGCAGAACTCACTCGTGCATTTAAAAAGCACATGGGTTCTAAAATGACAAACAAGACCATCCTTAAC